CCCAGCCTTTCTTTTACACCCGCGAAATTATTAGTTTTTGGTAGGGTTAGGTTATGACTTTGAAAATCGAGAACCTGCCCATCGCCTCGCTCCACTTTGACGCGTCGAATGCTCGCACGCACTCGGAGCAAAACTTGGCCGCTATTGCTGGTAGCTTGCAGCAGTTTGGGCAGCGTAAGCCGATAGTGATTACTTCGGAGAACGTGATTGTCGCTGGTAATGGGACTGTAGAGGCTGCGCTCTCGCTTGGCATGTCTAATGTTGATGTGGTCCGTGTGCCGAAGGATTGGAGCGCCGATCAGGTTAAGGCTTTTGCTCTTGCTGATAACCGGACCGCTGAATTGGCGGACTGGGATTCGGAAGTGCTCGCTCAGCAAATCGAGGAGCTCATTGACGCCGGGTTTGATGTTTCTGATTTTGGTTTCTCGACGGAGGACACCACAATTTTGGAAATTGAAACGACGGAGGATGAAGCTCCGGAACCTCCGGCTGTGCCGACCGCAAAGGTTGGGGATGTTTGGCGTTTGGGAAACCACCGGCTGGTCTGCGGGGACTCGACGGATGAGAAGGTTTTGGCTTTGGCTTTGGATTCCAACGTCGCCGATTGTGTCTTAACGGATCCGCCGTACAACGTTGACTATGAGGGCGGCACGAAGGACAAGCTGAAAATTGAAAACGACCACATGTCTGAGTCGGAGTTCAATAAGTTTATTGGCGCTTTCTATTCTGCGGCCTTGAAGAACACTAAGGAGGGCGGGCCTATCTATGTTTTCCACCCTGATACTGGCGGCGTCATCTTTCGAGAGAACTTGGTTAAGAGTGGATGGTTGCTGAAGCAGTGCCTGGTCTGGGCTAAGGACTCCTTGGTCTTGGGGCGTCAGGATTACAACTGGCAGCACGAGCCGATTCTTTATGGCTGGAAACCTGGCGCTGCGCATTCCTGGTATGGCCCGTTCACTAATACCACTTTGATTGAATTGGGCAAGAAAGACTTTAATGAATTGACGCGCGAGGAGTTGGTGGCAACCCTTGAGGCTCTTTTTGATTCGAGCAGTTTGCTTCGGGAAAAGAAGCCCCGCCGGAACGCTTTGCACCCGACGATGAAACCTATTGAGCTTGTGTCCAAGTTGCTAAAGAATAGCTGCGTTAAGAACGACTGGGTTTTGGACCCGTTTGGTGGCTCCGGTGCGACGATGATTGCCTGCGAGCAGCTTGGCCTGCGCGGTGCTTTGGTCGAGCTGGACCCCAAGTATTGCGATGTGATTGTGAAGCGCTGGGAGGACTTGACTGGCAAGAAGGCGGTGCTTGAGAATGCCCGCGGGTAGACCTGCTAAGCCTGCCGAGCAGAAGCGGCTGCTAGGGAACCCTGGCAAGCGTGCTATGCCCGATGAGTCGTCTGTTGTCCTGTTGCAGCAGGTTGAGGAACCACCGGAACCGCCACGGCCTTTGTTGAAGTATGGGCAGGACTTGTGGGACCGCATCTGGTCTATGGGCGCTACTTGGGTTTCGGATAAAAGCGATTTAGAGCTTTTGATTATGACCTGCGAAATGGTCGACGAGCGGTGGAACTTGCGGGTCAAGGTTATGCAGTCCGATGACCGCCACATGCGCCGGGGTTTGCGCGAGCTCGATCGTCAGATTGTTTCGAATCTTTCGCTTTTGGGCTTCACTCCGTCTGACCGGTCAAGGCTTGGTGTTGCTGAGGTCAAAGCTAAGACTCGCCTTGAGGAGCTTATGGAACGACGGGCGTCACGTGAGTGATTCTTGGCCGCCTAAATGGTTGACGCCTGTGCCCGAGGAGGCTCTTGCTCGGGGGCGCGCGGAGGAGCCGGTCGTCGAGTTTGTCGAAGGCTACGGCCGCATCACTAAGGATTCGGTTGCTGGCAAGGCTGGCTCTCCCCTGTTGCTGCGTGATTGGCAGCAGACGCTACTCGAACATTTGTTCGCGTGGGATGACGACGGGCTCCGGCACCGCGTGTCTTTGGTAGGGATGCCGAGGAAATCTGGGAAGTCTGCGCTTGGCTCTTTAATGGGTTTGTATTCTCTGATTCTTGGGCCAAAGGGTGCCGAGGTGTATTCGGTCGCTGCTGAAAAGGAACAGGCCCGCATTGTGTTTGCCGATGCCAAGCGAACCGTCGAGGCTAACCCCGAGCTTGCTGGCATCACCAAGTTGTACCGTGACGCCATCGAGCTGCCTGCCTTTAATTCGGTTTATCGTGTGCTCTCTGCTGAGTCAGTAACGAAGGAGGGGCTGTCCCCGACCACGGTTATTTTTGACGAATTGCACGCCCAGCCCGATCGCGAGCTCTTTGATGTGTTCTCTTTGGCTATGGGCGCCCGTGGAAAGCTGGCGACAATGATTGCCATCACGACGGCTGGGGTGCGCTCCGATCGCAGTGGTAAGGATTCGATTGCCTTCAGTCTTTACAATTTCGGCAAGCGCATTGCCTCCGGTGAGGAGAAGGATGATTCCTTTTTTATGGCTTGGTGGGAATCCGACGGCGACCACCGGCTCGAGGAAACCTGGCGGGAAGCTAACCCCGGCTTTGGTGACCTGAGCGCCGCTTCGGACTTTGAGTCTGCGCTGCGCAGAACCCCGGAGGCGGAGTTTCGTATCAAGCGGTGTAACCAGTGGGTTTCAAGTGTTGAGACTTGGTTGCCGTCTGGCGCGTGGGAAGCGTGCGCGGGCGACTTCGAACTTTCGCCGGAGGACGAGATTGTGCTCGGGTTTGACGGCTCTTACAACGGTGACGCCTCTGTTATCTGCGGCGCTGTTGTCCCAGAAAATGCGGATGACGCCATCCGTGTTTTCATGGTCAAGGCGTGGGAGAAGGACTTGGAACATGACCCGGATGATTGGCGGGTTGACATTGGTGAAGTCGAGCAGACAATTATGGATTTCTGTCAAAACCACAACGTGCGAGAGATTGCTTGTGACCCTTTTCGCTGGGCACGGTCGATGGAGGTGCTCGAGAACAAAGGTTTGCCGGTCGTCGCTTTCCCTCAGTCCCCCCAGCGAATGATAAAGGCGTGCGCTAAGTTCTACGATTCTGTTGCTGAGCAGCGGGTGCTCCACGATGGCGACCCTCTTTTGTCACGGCACATCGGCAACACTGCCATCAAGTTGACCCCGGCTGGCCCGCACATCAAGAAAGAGAACCCTAATAGTCCTCGGAAGATTGACGCGGCCGTCGCTGCTATCTTGGCACTTGACCGCGCGTCTGCCGGTAAGATAGAAGAAGTCGTACCGGAGTTTTTTGGATAGGGGCGGAATGTCTACGGGTTTACAAATTGCCGGAATGACCGCTATCACTATTGGGGCGCTACTCTTTTCGGTTGCTGCCGGTCTGGTCGTAGGTGGCATTTTTCTTTTAGTTGTCGGCTTTGCATTGGGGAGTTAACCTGTGGTTTTGAATCGGTTATTTGAGCAGAGGGCGATCAGCTACCAGACTGTTTTTGAAGCTGGCGACGACCTGGCGTTTGGCAATCTGTCGGACACGCAGGTTGACTCCAAGACCGCTTTCCAAGTGAACGCGGTTTACTCTGCTGTGTCTTTGATTGCTGACACCATCAGCACCCTGCCTTTGGATTGTTTTATTCGCATCGATGGGCAGCGCCGCGCTTTTCGCCCTAAGCCTGTTTGGGTTGAGAAGCCTGACATTGCTTTGCCTCGGACTGCTTTTTGGAATTCGGTTATTGTTTCCTTGCTCTTGGATGGGAACATTTTTGTGCGCGTGTTTGCGAACCAGCAGGGGCAGGTCGCTAACCTTGTGGTCCTAAACCCTCGAACGGTGACGATGAAGCGGACCGGCGATGGGCGTTTGACTTTCAGTGTTGAGGGCGAGGACCGCACGCTTTCACAAGAAGAGATTATTTTTATCCCGGATGTTTTGCGGCCTGGAACTATTCGCGGTGTTTCCCGTGTTGAGGCTTTGAAGGAAAACTTTGGGCTGGCTCTTGCCTTAGAAAAGTTTGCGGCCACATTCTTTGGTCAGGGCACCAACCTGGGCGGTGTTATTGAGTACCCTGGCAACTTGACGGCTGAGCAAGCAGAGAACCTGCGCAACGGTTTTGATTCGAAGCATCGCGGCTGGCGTCGCGGCCATCGCACTGGGGTGCTCTCGGGCGGGGCAACTTTCAAGACGACGCAGGTTGACCCTGAATCCTCGCAGGCGATTGATGCCCGCCGTTTGGCTGTGGAAGATATTGCTCGGGCGTTTAACATCCCGGCGAACATGCTAAACATTCCCGGCACTACGACTTATGCTTCGGTTGAGCAGAATAACTTGCAGTTCATCACGCACACTTTGCGGCCTATTGTGCAGAAGCTGGAGGATGCTTTCTCGACTCTTATGGCGCGTTACCCTGGCGGGGAGACTGCGTTTATCAAGTTCAACCTTGACGGGCTTGCTCGGGCCGATCTGAATTCCCGGATGAGCGCTTACAGCACCGGTTTGCAGTCTGGCTTTTTGACCATCAATGATGTGCGCCGGTTGGAAGACTTAAGCGATATTGACGACCCGGCCGCCCAGTCTGTGCGCGTGCCTCTTGCCAACGTCAACATTGATGCTGCCGATCTGATTGCCGATGAGAAGCGGGTTAAGATGGCGCAGATTTTGGTGCTCTCTGGTTACAACCCGGAGGAGGCTTTGGCGGCTGTTGGTTTGGACCCGATTACGCACACCGGTTTGGCTTCGACCCAGTTGCAGCCGGTTTCGCAAATAAACCCGGACAACCCTGAAGACGTTTACGGGGTGCAGTGATGGCTATTATCGATCGGAATGTGACGTGTTCTAATGTTACCCCGCAGAGAATTGTGGGGGCAGACAATATGCCGCACCGGGCGATGCTGCATAACGCGACCAAGTCCTCCAATGAGTACATTTGGATTGGTGGCAGCTCTGCTACTGCTGGCACTGCTGACGGCACTCACATCGACCCCGGTCAAACTATTTACGTCGATCTTGCACCTGGTGACGAACTTTGGGCTACGTCAACCCCGAACGGTTTGATTGTGCAGGTTATGGATATGAGGCGGAACGACTGATGCCTTACTTTGTCAGCGATGGTCACCCTGATTGCCCCGCGTGGTCGGTGGTAAAAGAGGACGGCGAGCTCTTGGCGTGCGCTGAATCGCAGGAGGCTGCTGTTGAGCAGATGGTTGCTGTGTCTTTGGCGGAAGATATCGAGCCGGGTGGCACCTATGAGGGCGACACTTTTTTGCCTGCTGCCGA